CCCCAAGGTTTTGTAACAGTCGTTTCAATTCCGTCATTATTTTTTGTAACAAATGTACTCGGCTCTGGCGCGGCTTCTGGGCCAATTGCCGCATTGACGTTTTGAGCGTAGAACCCTAACTGCCTGTCACTGCCAAAGGTTTCTTTTTTCTCGTCGTTGTAGTACCAATATCCCGGCTCCAGCTTTTTAAGCATTACATCTGGATTGGTTGGAACACCATCTTTAATTTTCCACGTTTCATCCGACACAGAAGATATGACGCCCGCGGCTGAAAATGTTGCTGCGCCAGCACCGTAAGCGTTCATAGTGACGATGCCGCTGGAACCTATAATTGCACGTGCTGAGCCGCTTGTGTAAAACGTCATAGAGTTATCAGTATTGTAATAACTTATGATTCCTTTATTGTCTGCGCCAACATAGCCAAACATAAGTTGAGCATAATTTGTTGAACCTCCAACAATAGAAATGTCAGTTTGTCCAGCAGTTTTTGCCGTAATTTGTCTGCTGTTTACGGGTGTGCCTCCAACACCTAATGCGGTTCCATCAAAAACAAAACTTGCATTTGTTGCAACAGCGGAAGAAGAACTGGCGTAAAGAATACCATTGGCGTTTAATGATGAAAGAGCTGTACCTCCCGATGCTACGGGTAGGGGTGTTGTTGTCAAAGTTAAGGATGCTGCTGAAACAGCACGGCCCGCAGTCAAATTAGCAACAGATACTTGTTTAGTAGCGCTGCTTTGAACAATAGGTAAAACTTCGGTGCCCGCAAGCGGTGTTGTTGATGCTGGTAACGCTGAGATTTTGGTGTCGGCCATGATATTTCCTTAATTAAACATAACTTCAATGAATGAAGTATACGGCGATGCGGTTGAAAAAGTTTCCCATGTCATTACTCCAGAAGAATCAAACCGCCGTCTTCTTGGACGAGGTTGTCACCAATTTCAGTTAAAAGATTACCCTGCACAGTCGCATCCGCATATCCCGATAAAAACGAAACAATGCTTCCAAGGCCAATTGAGACCCCGTTGCGAATGGGCATTCCAAAGAAACTCATTGGATATTAATTGGTTTGCAATAGATTGTGCCGCCAGTTGACACTTGAATCGCGCTCACGCGCCACGCGCCGCTAACAGTATCAGGCACTTTAAATGGAATTGGCGTAAATGGGGGGATTGGTGTGCTGGCCGTTGTAGCAGTGACGCCTTCGCCAACCAACACATAACAGGCTTGGTCAGACCAAACTACTACGCCTTGAGCGCCGGCAGGCCATACGCCAGTTACACCAGCAGTGCCAGTGTAAGAAATAGACCTAGCGGGGAAATTGGTATCGGCCAACGGGTTTAAAAGTTCCATGATGTGTCCTTATGCCAAAAAGCGAAGTTTGTACAAAGTTCTGAGATAAATTTCAATGATGTTGTCAATGAGCTGCTGCAACGACATGTCGGTTTTGTCAACCACTTCATATCGAGCATTTTCAATCTGTTTCAGCGAGTCTTCCAAAAACTCAATGATGTTGGATGTTTTTGTGGCTGAATGCAAAGTAATCGGCCCCATCAGACCATGCCGGCCTTGATAGGCTTCAGCAAAATCATCTGCCGCATCAATGATGCGGTCATAAAAAATGTTGAGCGCCACATGCTTGGAGTAGCTGCGGGTGTTTAAATGCACCGAATGGGTCACATCGCGGGCTAAAAACAGCAGTCCGACAAAATCACACGCTTTCATTGTGGCATTCCTTGTGGTTCGGGCATCATCTCATTCTGCTCTCTGCCAGGCATTTCACCCACCAGATCGCCCGATGTGATCATGCCGTGCACTGTCCCCAAGACTATATCTTGAATTTGCTCTGGTGACATGCTTGCCTGCACTTGAGCCAAACGTTTGGTTTCGGCCTCGTATGCCTTGACTTGGGCTTCAAAGTCTTTGCGCTCTTGCTCTTGCACTTCGATGGACTTGCCCACGTTTTTAATCATCATGTGCATCTGTTCCATCTCTTGGCCCATGGCTTGCATCTGCTGCTGGGCCGCTTGCAAGGCTGGGTTGTCTTCACCATCTGACAAAAACTTGGGGTCAATGGTTTTGGCAAAACGCTTGGACATTTCTTGAGCACCTGGCCAATCCATGTTCTTGACAAACAGGTCACCGGCCACAGCCCACAGTTGAGGATTGCCTTGCAACAGTTGTGCCATTGCCTCTAAAGCCTCTTGACGTTTGGTCGCGTAGCCTGGGCCAGTGATTGCCACCACGTCGTACTTGCCGACGCCGGGGTTATAGATTTTTTCCATCACAATCCCGCGCTCATCAACGATCTTGTTGACCGGCTGCTCTTGCTCGGGGTTAATCTTGACCATCTTGGTCTCGCCATCTTCACCAATGATGCGAGCGATGCGCTGGGTGTCGTAAATCTTGGGGATTAAATCCACCAACTGACGGGCCACATGGCGCACGCCACGGGCTAGATTATCCCCGTAATGGTAAGTACCTACATCGCCCTCGCGCTGGCGAGCCAGAATGGCTTTGCCGCTGCGTTCGTTGGAGCCCATGCCCAAACTGGCGTTGTATTGGCCTGTGGTGCTCTTGATGTCCTCAGACGCCCCTGCCTTGGCTTGTAGGAGGCCGCTGGAGGCCATTGGCGGCTGTGCCCGCTGAGGTAGTGGCAACATGCCGCCTTGGCCGTCTGTAACGTCTGGATTGACTTCCAAATACGGCCAATTCTGGGTGTTGGCGGTCTTCCACTGGTTTTCATAGCCTTCAAACTGGCCGCCGTAGCCAATGAACGGGGCTTTGGGCGCCAAGGCCAGCATCTCGGCCTCTTGGCTGACCCAATAGTTGTACATGCGCTGGGCGTCTTTAGCGTTGCGCACCAAGCCCGACACGTACAAACGGCCATCTACTTCAAATTCGTTGCCTACGATGCGGATCACGGGGATGTACTTGCCCGCCCACTCGCGCTCTTCAAGAATTTCGTACCCGTTGATCTTGCAGTATTTGACTTTTGGGCGGTCAGATTCGCGTGACTTTTTGGGCTTGCCGTAGATCGCCCGCAGTTGTTTGTCCTCTGGCGTACCTTCAAACGCCGTGGCGTTGCCGGGGTACAGGTTCAGTGTCGTGCGGTCAAAGTCGATGTAGTAGTAATCCGCGATGCGAATCGTGTCTTCATTGAGCCAGTTGCTGATCGACTGATCGCCCACACCCAAAGATTGCAAAGTTGTAATGGGCGATGCGTCTGGGTACATCCGCTCAAACTCGGCCTTGGTCACATCTTCAGTGACAAAACACCACTTAGCGTCCGCGCCGGTTGGGTCTTGGATCGTTGGATCCATGTAGACCGAAAAAGAATTGCGCACACGGCCAATCTTGATGTCTTGGTCGAACGTGTTGTCTTCGCAATACTCGGTCAACAGGCGAAGGTAACCTTCGCCGTAAGAAACTTGGTTTTCGCAGGCAGTGTCGTAGGCCACGTCGGCGTCGCTGATGTACTCAATGTGCCGGATCATGCCGTTAAAGATGTCGGCCACTTCCACGTCGGCGTTGTCGTCGACTGGGATGACCTTGGCCCCAGGCCGGTTCTGGCGCTGGTCGTTGGTGACTTGTCTGACGTGTTGGGGCAGCTTGTTGATCGTCAGACACGGCCGGGCGTTGATCGTTTGACCCTGCACCGCACCACGGGTGGCCAGCACATCCGCAGGCCATTGCCAATGGTTGTCGGGCGAACCGGCATAAAAACGCAAGTCGTCGATCTCATCTTCGCGGCCTTCAGCAAGCGCGGACACCGCCAGATCAAGCCTGGCACGGGCTGTGGCCAAGATGTCAGACGCGCTTTTCTTAGGTTTACCGCCTTCGGCCACTGCGCCAGCAGCCGCAATGCCTGTGTAGTCTGCCATTATTTGATCTTGCTAAGGACTTTGTTCACCGTTGCCTTGACATTGTTGCCCGATGGAATCGTGGCACGACAATTAGCGGTAGGTGAATAAGTCTCTTTGTTGCGTGCTGGCATGCCAGCGCCCGACATTTTGGGCTCGCGGCTGTTCAACTTGGCGATAGGTGCGAGGGTCTTGCTCATTTCTTTCCTTTCGGGGCTGCACGTTTGACTGCATACGCAATGGCCACGGCCTGCTTGACGGGCTTGCCCGCCTTGATTTCAGCCTTGACGTTCTTGCGGAATGCTTCGGGAGACTTTGATTTAACAAGCGGCATGTTACTTCTTCTTTGCAGTTTTAGCTGAATCTTTGAAGTCTTTGGCCGTAGGCGCGCCGGGCGAGCCAGGCTTCCTCATTTTTTCTTTACTGCCAGCGGCAATACGTGCCTGTTTGGCGTGAATGTTTGCGTAAAGCCCAGGTTTGGTGGCCATATTAACACTTCCATCGTTTGAGTGACGCTTTAGCGCGTTCAGCATCGCCTTTGGCATGCTTGACTACGCCTTCCATCCTTGCACAAAATGAATCTTTGCGACCCTGATCCGCTTTGGTCTTAGGGTTGGGTGCTGGCGCCTTGAGGTTAGACCCAGTGGCGGCGTTGTATTTAGCGCGGCCCTTCTCAGTCAGACCTGCGCCCTTGGCCACAGGCAACTTCTCGCCGCGACCTACTGACAACGATACCTTTTTTGTCATGATCCCATCCATCCTGTAGACACTGCGCTACCGTAGCTTCTAGCGGTGCGCTTGGGTTCGGCATATTCACGATGTGCCACTGGAAAGGCAAATGTGACGCAGATAGCGTCAGCAGCGTCGGGTGAGGCAAGACCGCGAGCTTTCATTTCTTTTTTGCTTTCCAAGAAGATTGTTCCCCGTGAGTCAGGCTTCATCATAGGCGAAATCAAGTCCGTCTTCAAAAACCTGTCGCTAGGGATACTAGCAGATTTCAGCCATTCTCGCATATCTCCCCACATCTGCGCGCGCATATTACCGTACATGATCGGGTTTTTAGATTTATTTCCAAAGTTTATGCCCTTGACTTTGTACCGCTGCTCTTTTAATCGATCAACAATACCCGCGCCCAGCCCGCCTTCGTCGATCACAACCAAC